AGTGGTCAGATGCAAGGTAAAGCAATGAAGCAATATATCGAAGGTATATCAATGCAAGTTGCTACTAAATTATTACGACAGAATCAAGGCTATGGAGGACTTATCTAATGGCATCAGCATTACCATCACAAGATAAATTAAGTTTACAAACAAGTTATTCATCAGAACCTAGACACAGATTAGTTGAGTTTGGTGATGGATATATTCAAAGAAGTTCTTGGGGTCCATATGCCGGCAGAAGAAAACTAAGTGTAGTTCACGAACATTTAAGTCAATCTGAGGCAACAACTTTAATTGCTTTTTATGAAGCAAGACACGATGATGCCGATGCTGTTTCAATTTCAGCAAATGAATTATTAGACTTAACAGGCACATATTATCTCGAATCATTTGAAGTGAATATGACCAGTAACGAATTAAGAACAGTCACCGCGAGTATGATTGAGGTATTTGGCGAATGAGTGTAACAATAGAGTCGCAGAAATTAGTCACTGAAGGCACAGTTCAATTATTAGAATTTGACTTTACTTCAATTGGTGGCTCAGCACACGTTTATGTAACGACAGAACATATGGAAGTTTCAGGTTCATTGTTACCAATTGTTACTAACTGGGACGATGGTGATGGTGGAGTTATTACAAATGTTACTTTTAATAGACTAGACTTTGAAATTTCAGGCATAAGTTCTGATTTAACAGGTAGTATTGCTGAACCAACACTTAAAGTTGCTGTTGACAGTTTATGGGCATTATCAGATTGGTCATCAGCAGTTAGTGGATTTACTTCACTTCTGGATTACAGAGGACTTAAAATTAGAAGAATGCGCCAGTTCTATAACACAACAGGAACAATGAGCAACCAAGTATTCTATGTCAAATCAGTTGATGAAATGACACCATCAAGAATTACATTCAAATTAACCCCAAGCCTTGGTTCAGAGAGATTAGATAGACCAAGTGCTAGAAAACTGGAAATATAAGATATGTTTAATGAGAGTTGGGAAGGTAAAGACTTAGCAGGGTTCGTTAAAACAACACTTGCACAACAGATTCAGAAATCTAAAATAGGCGAATTTATAAACGCTTTCGGTGTCAGTGGGTTGCTATCTACTGTCTCCAAAAAGACATCGGAAGAAAACGCATTAAAGATGGCTGATGGTATTGATATGGGTTATCAAGTGCCTAAGAATATCATTCCAATTATCTACGGGCATGTAGGAATGGCAAATACTCAATTTGACCAGGGGCAAAAGCCAAGTGACCTTGACGCTGAAGTCATTGTGCAAAGCGTCAAGGTGCCCATCTCTGAAGGACCTATTTTTGGTGTTGCAGAATCAGCCAGTAATTCTAGTATCTTAGTCAACACACCAAACAACACTGTTCATCATTTAAGACACGTTATTATTAATGATTCATATGTTATAGACCCATCAACTAGGGTTGCTAATCATAAAGATGTTAAATTCGAAATGACTCTTGGTGATGGAACTACAAACAAATTAACTTCAACATTAGCGTTGACTAATCCTTTCCTAGGAATGGAGATTGAAGCAGAGGGCGACACAACTAACGATACATTATTAAACGACTTGGGCGATGTTACAGCCGACAAAGGCGTTAACAATGTTCTCTATTGGAACGCAGAAGCGGGACGATGGGAAGCAAAGTCCTTCAATGAACTGCTCAACGAAGCGGGTGCTACTTATAACGGTGGTGCTGGCGGTGATGGTGGCGATGGAGGCACGGGCGGTTCTGGCGGGGCTGGAGGAGAAGGTGGTGTAGGCCCATCAGACGGCGAAGGTTTGAAATATACCCAATGGAACCCCCCACCAACTGATGTTGAATCAACAGGACCAGTTAAGACTGAAGTCACAATCACAGCACCACCAGCCACGGGCGCATCAGTTATTGCTGGCAAAGGTGCTCCGATGAAAGATGATTCAGAGACATCGTATATATTTCATACAACACAGACTTTTCCAGATATTGATAAAACAGTTGATGAGATTAATGTTACATTCTATTGGCCTGATGGAATATACCAAGAAATCGAAACAGTTACTACAACACTAGATGGCAGTAAAATCACATTATGCGACACAAATAGACCAGACTTAGAAAGTTTAGACACTGGCAATTTAGAATGTTTAACACCAAATGTAGAAGTATCAGAAGACGGACAATCGGCAACGATAAAAGACCGTGATATAGGTAGTGTGATTATCAATCTTATATTGACTACAACATTATGTGGTAGAGAATTTGTTCTACACGAAGGTAAAGAGTATGCTTCAAAGTTTAAGAATGGTCCATATGAAGAAACATTTAAGTTCAAACCCAATATAGTTAACACGACATCTAATTTTATTGCTCAAGGGACTATGAACGCAGGTCTTTTGACAAGAGAAGATGGAACATATCAAGATGGTGCATTATTAGGTGACGGAAACTGTAATTCAACAAATTCTGAATATTATAAATTCGACCAATGGACATTATCTGATTATGTAGAAGCATATCCAGACCAAATTCTAAATGCAGCCAACGAACTAAAAGTTTATGCTTGGATTGACCAAGGGGAAACGGGCAGTGAAACTATTTCAACAAACACATATTTTAGAGGTGTTTCAATACTAGATGATATGGATGGTTTCGGTGGATTATATGGCACAGGCACATCAACAGTTACTCCATTCAATCAGTTTGCACCAGACCATGGATTCAATCATACACCAGGAGACACAGGTGTTGAAGATTATGATTTACCGAACAAACGAGGTGGTGTTAGTCCGATTACTTCAGGACTATACGCAAGTAATCGAAGCCCAACAGCAACAGCAATAGGTCTTCCAGAAACACCATTATTAGTATGGGATTATACTACGCAGGGCGAACCTGGAGAAACAGGTGATGCAGGTGCCGCTGGCGCAAATGGTGATTCAGGTTCAGCAGGAACATCAGGTTCAGTTGCAGTTCCAGCCGCAGACGCAATACCATTTGTTACTGGTAAAGACGCATCTTATCCTGGCGATGGAGCAACGGTATTACCAATCACATTGCCGACAATTCAAGTTACAAACTCAGACACAGTTGTAGACAACACATTAACATTAACAGTTTCACACGGAACATTAGATGTCACAACATTACCATCTGCTGTAGCAAGAAGCGGACAAGATACTTCAAGTTTGAGTTTGATTGGAACAGTAGCAGAATTGACAACTTGTTTGAATAGTGGAGTAGAGTTCTCACCCACAACAGCAACATTTGGTGATGTATCACTAACATTAGAGATTGAAGCAACAGATGGTTCAAGTTTAGATAACAGAACTATCCGTTCACAAGCAACTACATCACATTCATCACCATCATTTACAATTACAGTTTTAAGTAATCCAACTGGCACATTCTTATGTTCAGTTAACGGCACTGATATAATGACTGAAATCACTGGTAACACAGATAATGCCACAGCGGCAGGAATAATTGCTGGTGAAATCTCTGGTGATACAAGTGACCCAGAGTTTATTGCTACAGCATCAGGTGATGTTGTCACAGTTACAGGTGAAGCAGGATTAGGTAGCAGTCTGAATGGTGTAACACCAGACGATGGTTCAAGCACAATGGTAACATCAATATCGACAATTGGTGGTGGTGTCACTCCTAGTAGAAAATCACAACCAGTAAGAAACGCAGGTAACTTGAAAGCGAAGTTCTTACCAGCGTTAGCATTTACAAATACACTCAATGACACCGATATCGCATATGCTCAAGTAGCCTATCGTCCACCACAAGGTGATGGTCAGGCTACATTATCAGAAGTAGGATTTATGATAGGTGGTAGAAAGATACAACGCGGCGCATCTGCTGATTTCACAACTTGGAAGAATGCAAGTTACTCAAGCACAGAAGGATTTAGTATGAATCCAGCGTGGGTATTTTTTGACTACTTAACAAATGAAGTATTTGGATTAGGAAAAGATATTGCTAGTAAGTTGAATGGTGACCAGAAATATGTATTTTATAGAGATATTTGGAATTGGAGCGTATGGTGTGAACATCAAGTGGGTGGTAATTCCATTATTGATTGTAATGTTGCTATCTTCGGTGCAGAATCAAAGATTGAAGTATTACATAAGATAGCGTCTTTAGGACACGCTAAATTCGCCTACTTTAATGGTAATCCTAGATTGATATTTGATGGTAATTCATACGATGACGCTGGTTATACGCCAGTAGTTAAGAAATTAGTTAACCAAACAAACGCAGGCAACTTAATGTATTCGAGTGGTTCTATTGAGAACATATCGAATGTTATTAACGTCAAATACGCAAACAAAGATAACTTCTATAGACTAGAAGAAGTTCAGTATAAAAACACAGCCAGTATCGCAAAATTTGGTGAGAGAGAGAAAACTATTGATTTGTGGGGTTGTTCAATTAAACAACAAGCATTGTGGCATGGTGCTTGGGAATATGAAACAGAAGCGGCTAATTCAGAAACAGTAACATATATCGCAGGGTGGGACCACTTTGATGTTCTGCCAGGTGATTTGATTTGCATAAGTGACTCACTTAGAGCAGGTGGATTAAACACTGGTGGACGAGTTACAGCAGTTGGTTCAGGAACAGTCACATTAGACAGAACTGCCTCTGGTAATATTGCAGTTATGGACACGAGTGGTGTTATTCAATACGGAACAGCATCAGGCACTACAGTAACAATCAGTGGAACATTTCAGAAAGACGCAGTATGGAATATTTACACAGGTAGTTCAACACTTGACTCTGGTAATTATCGAGTTGTCGCTATCGCTGAAGAGGCAGATGGAACACATGCCGTCACAGCACAGAAATTTGACCCCGATAAATACACTAGAGTATGGGCGAACACAATATAAGGAATAACAATGGCACTACAAAGTAAAACAGGCGCAAATGCAATAGCATATACACCATTTAACAAAACAAGTTGGGGATTTGCTTCAGGTGATTTATCAGGAACACACAGTGGTCTTGCAAATGTTAAAGTTGTAATAACACCACAATCATCAACACAATGGGACGCAACAGGACACATTTCAACTACAGGTTCTGGTTCAGCAGTTGCTTCATACAATAAACAACAACTTGAATGGTCTTGTTCAGGTCCACTTGCGGATGTTGACGATGTTTTAGTTGCATTAGATTTATTTCCAGCAGACTTTCCAGCAATTAGAAATTGGTCAAATCAACCAATTAAACCAAACCAAACTACGGGCAATTTTCCAATATATAACAACATCAATGAAGAACCGGAACAAGATGACCCTATTCCTGACACAGTTTTCGACTTAAAAGTCTATGACCTTAGTGATGGCAGTTTAGACGGAACTTATGTAATAACATTTGACCCAACACAACCGACATTCGGCAAACAAAGACCTTATTGGTCAACTGAACCATCAAACGAAGATGCGTCATCAGCCGATTTTAGTCTATCTACTGGTGGATTACTCGACTTAGGTGAGATATCACAACTCAATCCTACAACAAATGTCAGTGACGATGACCCACTTACACTTACTTGTGAATTTAGAAACTACGGAACATCAACTCCATACCCAGGTAGTGCTTACGGACAATTTACTCCAAGCGATAACATCTTTACTGGTGATAAAAAGCCAGGAGCAACAGATAATTATAAGGCAAGAATAAACTTTACGGGAACAAAAGCAGAAGTTCAATCATATCTCGATAATGTTAGATATTACAATATGGGAAATGAAGATACATTTGATATGGTATTTGAAATTTCAAACGGTGTTGTTGGTTCACAAGTATTCAAAAGTATTTGGTTCAGCGATGCAACAATTGGTGCTACTACAGTTTCATCACTATCATACATTGAAGACACAGCCGCTACTTGGTCTCTTGGCGCAATAACAACATCAAATATTCAACCAGATGTAGATAGTTTTACAGCAACAGTCACATTAGACTCAACTGGTATTAGTGGAGCAGACACACTTACTACATCAACAAGTGTTGATTCACAATCATTTAACGGAACAGTATTAACAATAACTGATAGTAATGAAGCAACATTATTAACGGCACTTCAGAATTTAACATTTACACCAAACGATGACTTTAATTCTAATTTCAATATGACTTTTCAGTTAAACTACACTGGTATTTCAACAATTGGTTCATCATACACAAGTGACGCACAAACAGTGGCAGTTTCAGGAACAGCAGAAGAAGATATTAATAATCATACTACATCACACACATATGTAGAAGACAATACATATCACTTTAGTGCTGGAGTCATTCCACAAATCATTCATTATGCTAATCATAACTTTACTGTTACATTTACAATGGGTATTACAGCGGGAAGACTTGGAGTATCAGGTAGTGCTTCCACATTTACCAATGTAGGCAACGGAGTGTTTACATTAGCAGGAACAAGAAACAATGTTAATGCTGATTTATTGACCC